CAAAATATTAAACATTTGAAAAATTTTAAAGTAATAACATAAAACATGAAAGATTTAGATTTTATTGAAATAGGTACCTCCAATTTTGATACATTGATACAAACTTGTGAAGATGATTCGGTTGGAATATGTGTTGAACCAATAAAGCACTATTTAGACCAATTACCTAATAAAAAGAACATATTAAAGGTAAATGTGGCAATAACCGGGGATTTGGTACATAATAAAAAAATAAAAATATATTATATTCCTGAAGAAGTAATAATGAAAGAAAAGTTGAAAGTTTTTTTTAGGGGGTGTAATAAAATTGGAGATTTCCATCCCTTACATATAAAACATAAACTTACGCATTTAGTTAAAATAGATGATGTTGACTTAATCAACATTGGTGATTTTTTAAAAAACAACAACATAAGAAAAATAAAATATCTACAAATAGACACTGAGGGTCACGACATTAATATTATGAATGGTTTGTATCGTTATATACATAAATTACCTAAAGAATATCACCCAACTGAGATAAAATTTGAAACAAATTCGAACAGTTCAACAAATGAGGTGGATGGTGTTATAGAAAAATATTCCAGATTAAAATATACGGTAGTATCAAGAAATTTAAATACCCTTATAAGAAAAATCGATTAGAAAAATTTTTTTAACAAATAAAAACACATACCTTTACGGCATGAAAGTAGCAAACATTGTTTATGAAAATGAACTTGTTAACCACAAACAAGTATCCTATATAAACTACGTGAAACATGGTTCGGATGATTATTTTGATGTAACACTTCCCACACTGTACGTGGGTTGGGTTTTTTTAAAAAAACAATATTCACATCTTGAAGTATTTAAAGATCTTGATATTTTGAATAAAACGATTCTCAAAGATGAATTATATTGGGAATTTTCGTTCGAAGAAAATAAATCGGAGCATATAAACGGGGTTGAAGATTTTGTGAATTGGATACCGTTTGTTTATTTTTCATCAAACTATAGATACGAAAATATTAATCCCATATATCACAAAATATACAACATCCAGGATTTACTCAGTGAATTACCTTCAGATTTGGGAATAATCTACAATCTGAAGGATGAATTTCTTTATATTACCCATAAAAAGACAATTATTGGTATTGATTTAACACTTTTTAGGTTTTTTGATTTTGATGTGTCAGAAATAATCTTCGAATTAGAAAAAAAATCAAAACACGTGTTTAATGATTTAGACGAAAAAAAGTCAAAAGAACTCTTAAAACCATTTAACCAGTCATTTCATCTGAAAAAATATCTTCCAATTCTTTTGAACAAATAATAAAATTTTACTATTTATGTGAAAACACCATAGATATGAAAAAAGAAAAAGTATTTGATGACTTTTTGGAGGGTGATGAAGAACAAGTAAACCAAACCCAAAAAAAAGAAAACAAAAAGAAAAAAATTCAAGAGAAAACCGGTTTAATCGAAAGAATTGATAAGGTTTTAGTAACTAATGATGGTAGACAATTATTAAGAGAAAGATATTAATAATTGGATTAATTTGTTAAATTAGGGAACAAAATGGGAAATATAAAAAATGCTGACGGTAAAAAACTGAACGAAACAGCAACATATAATAAATTGGCTGAAGATGAACAGGATTTTGATAATGTTCCTGATAATTTCTATGCAACCAAAAGTGGGTATCCTATACCTCAAAATCAGAACTTAACGATGGAGGAAGAGGAAGTAAACCCAGAAGAAGAAGATGAAATCCCAGGTGATGAACCACCACCGCCACCCCCAGAAGGTGAGGAAGGTATGGGAGAACCCGAAGCGGATGTGGAGGAGGAAAAAACGGTAAACGAGTTGCAAAATGAAATTATTAAGTATAACACGGAAACATTAAAATCAATTCATACTGAAATAGAGAGACTTAATTCAACAATCACGTCTCTTAATTCAAAGGTTGATAATTTAAATGCAGATGTTGAGGAAGTCAGAGAACCAACAAATGTTGAAAAACTTGTTCAGCAAAAGGATGTATCCTATCCTTATTATTTCCATTTAAATGATTTTTGGAAAAAAGATAATAAGTGGTTTGATAACTATGGGGCAGATGAAACCGAAAATAAAATAAAGGGAGAATTTGCTGATTCGGGAATTAAAAAACTTCCTGATGGTAGTTATGTTGCCGATTTTGATGATTTGCCTAAAGATTCATTTATAGATATTGAAAAAAGTTTTCATGATGTAGTATAATAAAAACAAATAAATAAAACAAAAAAACAAACTACCCAAAGAGGTATATATAATAAAAAAATGGGTGTCGAAGATAGGGTTATCGTATTTGAGAAATTCATAACATTTAAGTAACGGTCCAATTTGGGTGGTTTGTTTGGGCTTAAATTAAGAACAAATATTAATGAAAATACGTCAACCACATGGTTCAAAAGAAAGACTTTTTGAGGTTTTTCAAAAGGTGAACGGTGTTTTATTAAAAGAAGAAAATCTTCCAATTGACCAAAAAGAACTCGTTGTTAATGATTTTATTAGTTATGTATCGGAAGAAATAGGAATTAATGAAACACCACCAGATGTTTCTGTTGTTTTTGAAGAAAACGAATTGGCTGAAAACCAAAAATCGTTTGGTGGTTATAATCCAGGTACATATGAAATTGTTATTGTTGGATATAATCGTAACTTAGCTGATGTATTAAGAACCCTGGCTCACGAATTAATACACCACAAACAAAATTTGGATGGTGTACTGGATGAAAATTCGGGTGAAACAGGAAGTGAGCATGAAAACCAGGCAAACGCAAAAGCTGGTATATTAATGAGAAATTATGGTCGAAAGAATCCCAAAATTTTTGAATAGATGGATATAAGAAAAAAAATAAATGCAAAGATTAAGTTATTTGAGGTAATGGGTAAACTTAATAATTTAAGTATTACCGAAAAATTCAGTATGGATGAGTCAATGTATGCCACTCTTATGACTGGTGTTGAAGCCCTTAAAAATGGTGAATTATTAAGAGAAAGAGGGGGTCGTAGTGAAGTTAAATCCCAAACAACGGATGAAGGGGTGTATGTTGAGATTGACGGTGAGGATAGTGAAGGAAATCAATATGGTTTTAAATTTAATCTTCAGGTTGAAGAAGGTATTGATGATGATGTGGTTCATGTAAGTAGTGTTGATGTTGTTGAGTTTTTCTTTGATTCATCTGATGATAGCGAAGCTTTAAGATTGGGAGAAAATGATTTAATTGAATTCAATAAACAAAAAAATGTTGACTATTATGACATAATAACCAAATACGTTGATTTAGATTTGGAAAGTGATGTAACAAAACAAAAAAGATAAAATGTGTAGATTCAGGTCCTATTTTAGTAAAAATAACACGATTGTTAAAAATAGTTCATTAAATTCATCACAAAACCCCGTTACTGAATTGGTTTATGGTGGAAAAGAAAATGAAAAAGCTTTAACCAGATTTATTTTTGATATCGATCTGCAACCCCTTATTGATAAAATCAACAAAGGATACATTAATAAAGACAATATAGTTAAACATGTTCTTCATTTAACAAACACAATAAGATACAGACCAGAAAATTTAGGTCGGACAACATATAATAGAAATGTTGACAGGGCAACCAGTTTTGGTTTGGATTTATTTTCTTTTGATGAGGATTGGCACGAAGGGACGGGATATGATTTAGTCTACACAAATGAATTTCAAGTACAACCAAATGAAACCCCATCCAATTGGTTTTACAAAAAAACCGATCAGGAGTGGAATACCGAGGGTGTTTATGAAAGCGGAACCACATTAACTGTTGGTTCTCAAAATTTTGATAAAGGAAATGAGAATATTGAAATTGATATAACCGATTATATTAATGATAGAATAAATGGTGTATCGGATTCAAAGGGTTTGGGTTTAAAATTTATCAACGATTTAGAAGAAAAAATAACAGATCGTCTTCAATCGGTTGGTTTTCATACTAAATACACCCACACTTTCTTTCAACCTTTTGTTGAAACAATAATGGACGATAGAATTGTTGATGATAGATATGATTTTTATTTTGATAGAGAAAATACGCTTTGTTTTTATGCGGGTGGATTAAATGAAGACGATACGGTTGAAATTGATTCTGTTGAGATTTATGATCACTTAAATAAAGAATACCGGGTTTTTGATACAAGTGAAGTTCATCACATTGCACATAAGATATATTGTGTTAAGTTAACGATTGGTGGTGAGGAATACCCAGATGCAGTTATTTTCAATGATGTTTGGAATGTGAGAATTAATGGTGTTTCACGTGTTCATAAAGATAGATTTTATGTTGTTCCTTCAAGTGAAGAATTTGGAAAACACACCGATCTTAATTTTGGAAACTATCATTTTTATTTTACAGGAATTGTTCAAAACGAAAAAATAAAAAAAGGGGAAATTAGAAAAATATATTTAACCATTAAAGAACTTTATGCTCAAACTGGTTCAATTTCACCATCAAATATTGAATATAGAATAATGGCAAATGTGGATAATATGAATGAGATTGAAATAGTTCCATTTACCCCAATGAATAGAATTAGAGCCAGTTATGAATTCTTTTTAGATACCTCATGGTTAATACCAAATGATTATTTTATTGAGGTGAGGATTAGGGAAAACCAACTAGCAGAAACTAAAGAAACCTTATCTTTCACCGTAACCTAAAAATTTGACATTTACTTTTTTTGAATTATCTTTGTAAACGAAAACTAAAGTTTTTTTTACTTAAACTTTCTAACTATAATAACTAACTAATTACTAAACTAAACTTTAAACTATGACTAATTATGAATCAAACGTAGATGAATTGAAAAAACAATTCGAAGACTACGAAAAACAAAAAGAACAAAAATCGGGACAACAAAAACGAGAAGAAATTCTTGAAAAAATTTACGTTCCAAGAAAATCAAAGGAGATTTTTAGAATTTTACCCCCCAAAAAGGGTAGATTTTATTCGGTTGCTTATTTTCACCAAGTAGAAGTAAATTCAAGTGGTGGGAATAAAAGGTGGGCTAAAATTTACTGCCCCGCTCATAACGACCCAAAGGTTCCGTTAACGAAAAACGGAAAAAAGGTGGTTCAGGAAAACGGACAACCAATTATGGTACCAGCACCTTGCGCATTGTGCGAAAAACATGAACAAATCTTATCTCAACAAGATGACAGTGTTAAGTTTAAGAAAAGAGATGAACTTAACGATGAACAGAAAAAAATATTTGATAGAAATAAGAAGATTTTCATGAATGCTAAACAGTATGAAGCCAGAAAGTTTTATATTGTTAAAGGCATTAACAGGTGGGCACCAGAAGATGGACCCAAATTCTGGAGATTTAAGGATAGTTTCACCAATAGAGGTGTAATGGATAAACTTAAATCAGTTTTAGAGGATTATATGGACAGGAAACAGGCGGATTTCATGTCTCCAAAGGAAGGAACCGATTTGGCAATCATTGTTGGGGACGCTAAAACACCCGCAGGAAAACCATATAAAGATATTTCTGCGATTCAGACAAGGGACCCCTCACCACTTCATGAGGATGAATATGTTGCAAAATCTTGGTTGGAAGACAAATCAACCTGGAGGGATGTGTTTAAACCCAAAAAAGCACCAAACATTACACCTGAAGAATATCTCGAAATGTTAAGTCAGGGGAATGATCCTTATTATGATGAAGTTGAGAAAAAATGGGTGTTTCCAGGCAATCCTGAATTGGAAGAAAAGGCAAACACAAGAACCCCATCTGAAACCCAAAGTAAAAAGTTTGAACAAGCTTCTGATTTGGAAGATGATGACGAATCCGATGATAATGTCACAATTTCAAATGTAACGGAAAAAGATGTCGGTAAATTTGAAGATGATTCAGTTGATGTTGGCGAAGAAGTTAAAAACAGCACGGTTGATGATGATGAACCCAAAAAAGAACCAACACCTAAAAAAGAGGATGGAAATAAGCAGGTGACTGATGATGATATGGTGGATGATGATTGGGATGAAGATGATTTACCATTTTAATGAAATAAAATATTAACCAATAAAAGGGGGAATTAAGTTTCCCCCTTTTTTAAAAAAAATATAATTATATGGCAAAAGTACCTCAAAACAATAAAACTAGAAAACCAACACAAAAAAAAGAATTTTCTCTTGACGACTTTAAAAAAAGAGAACAATTAAATGATGTTGCGGATAAACCACTCAAATGGATTGAGATTTCTTCAGCAATGAAAAAAGCAACAGGTTTGCTTGGGTTTCCAATTGGGTATGTTAGTCTAGTTAGGGGGTTTACCAACACAGGAAAATCAACTGCACTTTGTGAGGGAATTGTAAGTGCACAAACCAATGGAATATTACCAATTATTATCGATACGGAAAATAATATCGGTAAAGACAGATTAGCTAAAATGGGTTTTGATTGGGAAGGTGAACACATTTTAATTAATAATGAATATCTTTTAGATAATTTTGGAAAAGTAAAAGATAAGGATAGAAAAGAGGCAGCAATTGAGGATTTGGCAGACTGCATTTATTATTTTTTAGATAAACAGGAAACGGGTGAGTTACCAAGGGATTTACTTTTTGCAATTGATTCAATTGGAACCCTAGATTGTATCAGAACAATTAATGCTGCAGAAAAAAATAGTGAAAATAACAACATGTGGAATGCAGGTGCTTTTGAAAAAACTTTCAAATATTTGTTAAATAATACCATACCTAGTAGTAGAAAAGAAAATAAACCATACACCAATACAATCGTTGGTGTTCAGAAAATTTGGATTGATTCAATGGGTCAGGGTGTTGTTAAACATAAAGGGGGTGAAACTTTTTATTATGGTTCAAGATTGATTTATCATTTTGGTGGTATAGCTTCCCATGGAACAAAAAAAGTAACTGCAGTTAGTAATAAGAAAAAAATATCGTATGGTATTGAAACCAAAATTGGGGTTGAAAAAAATCAGGTTGATGATACAATTGGTGGAATTTCTAAATTAGATGAAATAATTTCGGTTCCACATGGTTTTATCCATAAAGACGGTATTGATGATTATAAAAAAGAAAACATCAATTATTTTAGAAAAATTCTTGAAGATGACACCTTAAGTGCAGATGAGATTGATGATGAATATGTTGTTGTTGATGCTAAAATACCTGATGATAATAATGGAGGACTTGAAAATGTATAAATTTTTTAAAAAAATAATGGAGGACTTGAAAATGTATAAATTTTTTAAAAAAATAAAGGAACATATTCTTTATATTTTTTATTATAAACCAATAATAAAAAAAATGTTAAAGAATAGAACTGGACTTAGAAAAAACAAAAGAAAATTTAATAATTTGAATTTTTTGAACCCACCCACATTTGATGAAAAAATATGGACCAAAATAATCTATAGATCGGTTCTTTTAAATAAAAGAATGATGGAAAATGATGAAAAAATTAAAAATTCAAAAAGTAATGATTTTTTGATTCAACATTCTAAAGATCAGATGGAGGGTTTAAAGGATCAGATGGAGGGTTTTAAAGATCAGAGGAAGGATGAGAGGCGAAATAACGAAAAAGAATAGAATATTCCTCAATGAAAATAAGAACCCTGGTTGTAGATGGTAGTTACCTATTAAAAAGGTCGGTATTTGGTGCAAAAAACACAAATACTACAAAATTTGGTCATATTGGGGGCTTATATTCTTTCATGACAACACTTAGAAAATTAATAAAGGAACACTCAATAAATAAGGTTGTTATATGTTGGGACGGTGAAAACGGTGGGATATATAGGTATAGAATTGATAGGCAATATAAGGCAAATAGAAAATCAAAAGAATGGCACAAAAAAATTGTTTTAAGTGAACAGGAAATAAAAAAAGAAAAAGAAAAAGAGGAGTCCGTTCTTAAACAAAAAAAAAGAATACAGGCGTATGCTGAAGAACTGTTTCTAAGGCAAATAGAGGTTGATGAAGTTGAGGCAGATGATTTAATTGCTGCTTATTGTTTAAAACATAATAATAAAGAAGAACTTATTATTTATAGCAACGACAGGGATTTTGCCCAACTATTAGATTTGAATATTACAATTATTTTTCCTAATATTGCAATTCCAATAACGAAAAGAAATTTTTACACTGAATTTGGGTACCATTATGCGAATTCATTACCATTTAAAATAATTTGCGGGGATTCGTCAGACAACATTAAGGGTGTGGGTGGGATTCAAGAAGCAACATTATTAAAGTATTTTCCAGAATTAAGAGCAAAGGAAAGTTCGGTGAGAGAAATACGTAAAAAGGCAAAAGCTTTAAATGAGGCACGTAAAAAAGAAAAAAAACAACCAATAAAAGCATTATTGAATCTTTTAAATGGGGGTGAGAGATTAATAACAAATTACAAATTAATTAATCTTCGTTCACCATTGCTCAATAGCCAGGCAGAAGATGAGTTAGAACAGCTTGAAATGCCGTTATCACCAAAGGGGAGGGGAAGTAAATACTTATATAGAATGATGAATGAAGATGATTTTTTAAGTGTATATGGGAGTAATTTTGTTAATTACGTAGAACCCTTTTATTCGGTCATTACGGCAGAAAATAATTTATATGAAAAATATAAAAGATCAAATCAATGAGTTATGTTTAATAATTAAAAATTAATTACTATGGAAGAGATGGATTATAGAAAAACGTTTAAATTTGTACTCTATCAGGGGGATGTTGTTCTTTATGAGAAGGTATTTGAGGGAGAAAATATTAGTCCCTTTACTAGAAACTCAATAGATATCAGAAAAAGATCATACAGAATTATTAGAGAATTACAGAGTTTTTTATCATCAAAACAGCCCAATACAATTTATTCTGTTGGTGATAAAAATTACGATTTTTATAAATATAGAACAAGCATTATCAACTCATATAGGAGTAAATATGGGTGGGATGTTGCTACATTTGATTATAAACCCGAAATCGACACAAAAAAGGTGGGTGATAAAGAATTTGGGGGTGTACCTTGTATGTTTGGGTTATATATTAATGACAACCCCATAATCGAAAGAAAATTTTATGTAGAAGGGTTTAACCCCACTGTGCGTTGGTCGGTTGATTTGGTTGAAACTTTAAATTCTATTGTTGATGGAATTGAAAGAGAAATAATTGAAACAGATGTTGGTAATATGTGGGACGACAACGACATCATAACCCGAACAGGGATGACAATCAATCAAGTAAGAGAGTTATCAAATTGGGATAGAAAACGTTGGTTAAACAGGTGTAGGGGTTAATATTATATGAGCGAAAAAACTAGCAACATAAAAAACACTATTTCTGGGTATTTGGGTCCTGAATTTCAGTTAAAATTGATGTGGCAGTTATTGGTTGAACCCGATTATGCCGAAAAAACCATTGAAAATCTTTCTGTTGACTATTTTGACGATCCGATTTTAAAAAGGCTTTTCATTATTCTTTTGGAATATTTCAAAGAACATGAAAAAATGCCAAACCTGCAAAATCAAAGTGTTTATCAAGCCATAAATCTATACAAAACACCCAATAATCCGATAGAGGAAGAATCTTTATACGCAGCATTGAACAGGGTTAAACTCTGGAACGAAAGGGCGTTGAACAAGGAAATGCAATATGATGGGGACATTGTTCAAAAAACAACCAATATTTTCATCAAACAGCAGGAATATAGGAAGTTGGGTGAATATATTCTCTCAATAACCAGAAGTGGTAAGATAAAGGAGAAAACAACCATTGGTGAAATTGAGGAAAAAATCAATAAAATCAATGAAATTGGTGAGGATGAAGATTATGGTATTGATGCTTCGGAGGGAATTGAAGAAGCTCTCAAACCCGATTTCAGAGAAACAATACCAACAGGTATTACTGTGTTGGATGAAATTACTGGTGGTGGATTAGGAAAGGGTGAAGTTGGGTTAATTTTAAGTCCATCTGGGGTTGGTAAAAGCACCATTTTAAGTAAGATAGCCAATACAGCCCATGGTTTGGGAAATAATGTACTTCAAATAATTTTCGAGGATACTCGTGGGTCCATTATTCAAAAACATTGTACCATTTGGTCTGGGGTTCCACTTACTGAACTCAAATACAAACCAGATGAAGTAAGGGATAAAGTCAGAGAGGAATTAAAAGATAATAATGCAAAATTAATCATAAAAAGATTCAGTTCTGATGATGTTACAATTCCAGACATAAAGAATTTTATAGATCGATATCAGAAAAAGTTTGGTATTAAGTTCAATATGGTTGTTTTGGATTATTTGGATTGTGTTGAAACACATAAAAACACAAAAGAAAGGACCGAAGCAGAATTTGAAATAATTAAATCCTTCTTAAACATGGGTGCTGATCTTGATATTCCTCTTTGGTCGGCAACACAAGGAAACAGGGATAGTTTTGGAAGTGAATTGGTTAATGCGACACATCAGGGAGGTAGTATTAAAAGAATACAAAAGTCACATTTTGTTATGTCTATTGGAAAAACAGACACCATGAAAGAATCTCACCTGGCAAACATTAAAATATTAAAGGCACGTTTTGCTCAGGATGGACAAACATTTAAAGACTGTATTTTTAACAATGACACAATGGAGATTAGAATAAC